AATGTTCAAGGTGAATTTGAAGTTAATGTTTCAAAACCACTTCAATATGTAAGTCCTTCCACAGGAATTACCACAATGGTATCTACTGGTGGAGCAGATATTGCGATCTCCGATTTTGCATTATCTTCACCACGAGAAGATGGATTGCATATCAAGGTTAATCATAAAAACCATGGTATGCACGCTACTACTAATATTGTAAGTATTAGTGGGGTAAAACCAGACAGCAAGTCAACAACGATTGCTGCAGAATATACAAATTCTGATTCTGGAGGAATTAGTGTTGGAAGTACTAGTGGATTTGAATCTTTTGAAAATGTGTCCGTTGGTTCTACAAACCCAGGTTACGCTATTATTGATGATGAAATTGTTTCGTACACAGGAGTATCTGCGGGTCAGTTAACTGGTATTACTAGAGGTATTGATAATACAAATTCCTTTACATACCCAGTCAATTCCCAAATCTCCAAGTATGAGATTGATGGTTTCTCTTTGAGACGTATTAATACTAATCACACTCTGTCAGATGCAATGGGTTCTAGACCTATTACTTTAGACAGTTACCATATTAGAGTTAATACCTCCACAAATGGAATCAATAGAAGCACTGGAGTTGGATTTGGATGCTTATATGCAAATTCTTCTAAGTCTGCTGGTGGTGAACAAATCTTCGCGACCCAGAACATTCAATATGAAGCAGTGAGACCAATTGTTCAAACAATGTCTCTACCAGGAACAGATATTAAAGCATCTGTTCGGGGTATTACTGCTACCAGTGTTGATGGTAATGAAGTCTCATTCGTAGAGACAGAAGACACCCCAATTAATCTAGCAGAAGATACTTATCTACCCGAACCTAGAATAATTGCTTCTAGAGTCAATGAAGTTGCTAAAAATTCTACGCAACCTGGCAATAAATCAATGGAACTTACGTTTACATTGAATTCTGCTAACGCCAACATCTCGCCAGTTATTGACCTTGATAGAGTTGGTATGGTACTTATCTCAAATAGAGTTAACGCACCAATTGCAGATTATATAAATGATTCTAGAACAGCATCACTATCTGAAGATCCAACAGCATTTATCTATGCCAACACACCAGTTGAACTTGAAAATGCTGCTACTTCGATAAAGATCTTCCTCTCGGGATATGTAAATACATTTGGAGACGTTAGAGCATTCTATTCTATCAGCAATACTGCTGATCCAGATCCACTCTACTATCCATTCCCAGGCAATAAGAACTTGGATGTAAATGGCAAGATCATTGATTTTGCTAAGTGTGATGGTTCTTCCGACAAGGCAGTTCCAAAAACAGATGTTCTTGCTGCTGATAGTGCTGATTTGATCTACCGAGATTATGAATTTACGATGGATAACTTGCCAGAGTTTAAATACTTTACTATTAAATTAGTTGGTACATCAACAAATCAAGCATATCCACCAAGAATCAAAGATCTTAGAGTAATTGCATTAGCATAATATGGAAAATGAACCTCGTTATTTGAAAGTTGAAGGGCATAGTTATCTCGTAAGGGATACTATGTCCAATGCAATTATCAATAAGAATCAAACAGAATTTCATCAATATAAAACTTTACGTAAGATAAAGAATGATGAAAAAGATAGACTTAACAAACTTGAAGATGATATCAGTGAAGTTAAAGATCTTCTAAGACAACTAGTAGACAAGGGTCTGTAAAATGGCAACACCAGCATCTCGACAAGGACTAATAGATTATGCTAAAAGGCAGTTGGGTGCTCCTGTCTTAGAGATTAATGTTGCAGATGAGCAGCTTGATGATATTATTGATGACTCACTTCAATATTTTTATGAACGCCATTTTGATGGAGTGATACAAACATATTTGAAGTATGAAATAACACAATCCGATATTGATAGGGCACGAGGTGGAGTTGGTATAGCAACAACTTCTGCCACTACTAACATTGCAGGAACTCAGACAACATTTGACTTTACCGAGAATAATAATTTTATTCAAGTTCCACCACAAGTTTTAGGTATTAATAAAGTATTTGCCTTTGAAGGATCTAGTGGCATTTCGGGTGGTATGTTTAATATTAAATATCAATTATTTTTAAATGATGTTTACTTTTGGGGTTCTACTGAACTCTTAACATATTCTATGGTTAAAAGATATCTATCCGATATTGACTTCTTATTAACCACAGAAAAACAAATAAGATTTAATCAGAGACAAGATAGACTTTATATGGATATGGATTGGGGATCTTTAGTTCCTGGTCAATTCTTAATTATTGACTGTTACAGACTTCTAGATCCAAATGACTCTCCTAGAGTATGGAGTGATTCTTTTCTTAAGAAGTATGTTACTGCTTCACTTAAGAAACAATGGGGTCAAAATCTAATTAAATTTCAAGGAGTCAAACTTCCTGGAGGAACTGAATTAAATGGGAGGCAAATATATGATGATGGTGTTACTGAACTAAATTCTTTAATGGATAAGATGTCTTCTACATATGAACTTCCACCTTTAGATATGATCGGTTAATACTATGGCGTTAAATCCATTCTTTCTCCATGGTTCTTCTGGAGAGCAAAATTTAATTCAAGATTTAGTTAACGAGCAACTAAAAATGTTCGGTGTTGAAATTTACTATATTCCAAGAGTATATGTAAATGAAAAGACCGTAATGGAAGAGGTGTCTAGATCAGAATTTACAGCAGCAGTTCCATTAGAAGCATATGTAGATACTTACGAAGGTTTTAGTGGAGCAGGAACACTTTTATCTAAGTTTGGAGTTCAAGAAATTGACGATCTTACTATAATAATATCCAAAGAAAGATATGAGACTGTTATTGAACAGCAGATAGCAGTAATAGATAAAACCAAATTAACATCTAGACCAAAAGAAGGCGATTTAATCTATTTCCCACTTGGAGATAGATTGTTTGAAATTAAATATGTAGAGCATGAAAAACCTTTTTGGCAATTGCAAAAGAATTATGTTTACGAACTTAGATTAGAACTTTTTGCTTACAACGATGAAGAGATAGATACTGGCATCTCTGAAATAGATGATAATACTGTAGATGCTGGATATATTCAAACATTCAATATGGTTGGTGTTGGGTCTACTGCAACAGCAGTAACAACACTTGTTCCAAGTGGTGCAGTAAGGAATATTATTGTATCCAGAAGAGGGCATGGATATGAAGAGATACCAAGAGTTGCAATAACATCCGCACCCGATGGTGGTGTAACTGCAGTTGGTATTGCGTCAATGTTCTATGGAATTATAGACCTTTGCGATCCAAGTCCAGACAATGGAAGGGTTCAAAGAGTACAAATGGAAAATGTTGGAGCAGGGTATACTGTAAAACCAAAAGTTACCTTCCACTCTCAAACAGGATCTGGAGCATATGCAGTTGCAAATATATCAGACGCTGCAGTTGGAATTATAACAATCACAAGTGGTGGTAGTGGATATATTGATATACCAACAGTAACTGTCGTAAAACCAGGTATTGGTAGTACCACTATTGACGCCAAACTAAGAGCTAAAATTAATATCCTTGGTGAATTGACAGAATTAATTGTTGATGATGCTGGAGGATATTATGATGGTGTTCCTGAGATAGTTATTTCTGGACCAACACAATCTGTTGGGTATGGAACATATTTAACAAACGAAGATGTTGTAGGATCTCAAAGTGGTGCTACAGCAAGAGTTAAATCATGGAATACTTTAACACAAATACTCAAATTAGGGGATATAACAGGTTCTTTTGTAACTGGAGAATCAATCACGGGTCAGTCAAGTGGAGCTGCATATGCAAATATTGACCTAAATAAATTTAACCTTCCTGAAGATGGGTTTGCACAAAACAATACTATTGAAATAGAAGCAGACGCGATTCTTGATTTTAGTGAATCCAATCCATTTGGTAATCCGTAGGAGATAAACCATGTTTGATCATTTTTACCATCAAATTTTTAGAAAAACTGTCATCGCATTTGGCACTCTTTTTAATGGGATGACAATTAAAAGAGATGGTGGAGAGATCATTGAAGTTCCTCTAGCATATGGTCCAACTCAAAAGTTTTTAGCAAGATTAGAGCAACAACCAGATTTAAATAAACCAATACAAATAAGTCTACCTAGAATGTCCTTTGAATTTTCTGGGGTATCATATGATTCTGGTAGAAAATTAGCAGGAACTCAAGCATTTACAACAGCATTAAAATCAGACAAGCGTGAAATACGTAAAATGTTTCACCCAGTTCCATATAATATGTCATTTGATTTATCAATCATGACACTATTAAATGATGACGCTTTACAGGTTGTAGA